CCCCACCCGTGGCAACCACGGCGTCCACGTACGACTTCGCAATCGCACGAGCGTTCCGGGGCTCCTCCAGCAGATTCGAGCGCCACAGGTCAGTGACGGACGAAGCGAGCTGGTCCACATCGAACTGGGCACGGATCTCGGCAGCGGTCAGCTTCCGAGCACCCCCACCACCACGACCCGGCTGCTTGGGGAGCTTGTCCCCGAACACGTTCGGAGCGAAGATGCCCTTGATGGAGGAGTCCTGACCGGACAGCCAGTTCCGGCCGAACTTGGCGAGCACGTCCTGAGCGTGAATAGGGACTGGGTCCCCGTCCTTCCACTGCGTACCTGTGATCTGATCGAGCAGCCCGCCCCCGATGACCTCCTGCTCGATGTACCCGAGCATTGAGGCCGAGTACGAGTCGAACACGGACTGGAGGGTGTACTTGTCGAAGCCCAGAGCCTCCCCATTGCCAACGAACTCACGGCCGAGCGTGCTCAGGATCCCATCAGCCCAGGCGTACGGATCGCCGGCCTTGTCGCCCAGGGTTGCTCCCTTCGCCGCTCGCTGCTGCTCGTACGCCTGGATCTCCTCGGGGCTCATGTCGCTCATCTGAGCGATAGTCAACGCAGGAAGATCCCCTCCCGCCTGGACCGGTGTGGAGGGGGGGCGAGTGAGCGAGGTATCGCCCTCAATGGTGGGCCCGGTACGTGAGGTCATGTCAGTATCCTACCTCAATCCCCGGGGAGGAACGAGTCCTCGCTCCAGTACGGCTCCATGTATTTCAGGGCTGCTGTCAGCAACGTGGGATCATCCCTGAAAAATCCCAGCCCGCTGTTGCACCTAGTGCATAACAGCCCACGAACTTTCCCCGTTCTATGATCGTGGTCTACCGCCAAGGCACGGCCAACCGGCTCGTCACCCCCACAGATCCAGCACTTGCCCTGTCCCTTCTCCAGCATCTGCTCGTACTCAACAGAGGAGATGCCAAACTTCGAGACCAGCGTCTTGTCTCGGGCATACGCAGAATCTCGGGCCGGGCGCTGACACGTAGCATGCCGAACTTGGTTTGGGGACTGTTTGACCAGGGCCTTCTGACAGCGATCGCACTGTATCGATCCGAAGGTTCTCTCTGGCATCTTGATTCCTCGACGTGTGGTCATATTCAATCTCCTGGCAGGAAGCTATTCGGGTCCCAATAGGCTTCTTGTCCAATGAAGAGCCATGCAAGCTCCCGACCGAACGAGTCGGTGTTCCTCCCCCCCGTCAGTCTCGTGTCCCGCACGAGGTAGATGTTCTCTCCCGTATCCACCCCGGCCTGAATCGCATCGAGCAGAGCGATCTTGTCCTCCGCCCCGCCCTGTGGGTCCGAGGACAGTTCTCGTGCCCGGACGCCCAGGAGCCTCACGGACCGCTGGTGCCGGGGACCGGCGTTGTCGCCCAGACCCAAGAGCATGCCCTGGGTGGACGGAGTGACGACCACCGTGTCACCGTCGATGATCCGGTTGAAGATCGGAGCGTAGGCGTCACTGTTCAAGCCACCCTCCTCATCGAAGAGGGTCGGTGGCTGCGGGGATTCCCAGTCCAGCGGGCCGTAGGTGCGCTCAAAGCCCTCCTTCCAGATCCGTTCCCATGCCATGTTGGCGTCATCGCCCGTCATCTGAAGCTCGCCGAACCGCTGCCGGACCTCCATGATCTCCTCCCGCAAGATGAACGCTCCGCCCTGCTGGGTACCGAGCGCACCGGCCAGGTCCCGGATCCGCTCGCCCACATTCTCCGAGAAGGTGATGAACTCCCGCAGGTCCTGGCGCCACTCCGGATTCAGGTCCTCGTCATGGGTCCGTTCCGACATGCGCTCGAAGGCAGCGGTTCCCGCCACCGACCGCTCGCCCTGGTACCGCAGGTACGGTGCCCGAGCCAGGTCCCACAGGGGGGACTCGTTCTCCGTGAGAAGTTCCTCGATCCCGGTGAAGAGCTGTTCGCCCGTCATGCCCGGAGTCAGGTCCAGCCCCATGCCGGCAGCCATCTCTTCCACGGCCTCAGGAAACTCCTCGAACGTCCAGTCCCGGTACCGCTCGGAGGCGTTACCCAGGCCAGGGAACGAAGTGCCCCATGCCTTGGTGAGGTCCTTGATCTTGATGAGGTCCTTGATGGCCGACTCAACGGCCGGCGTCTCCATGTCGTGGCCGATAGAGGCCGCAACGAACTCCTCGACGCCGCCCTCAACCGAACCCCACTGCTCCCACAGGGCACGGACATCGGTGACTCCCATCCGCTCACCGTAGGTCCGGCCGTCCACCTCCGTGTTCAGCCAGGACTCCATGTTCACCTTGTCCACCGGGGGCACCATCTTCTCCCAGATCAGGTCGTTGATCGAGGCGGCGGTCTGCGTGTAGATGTCCTTCGCCACCCGGCGCCTCGTGTCGTGAATCAGCCCCACCGTCTGGTAGACCCGAGCGAGCGGGGCCACCGGCCGAATGTACCCGTCGTGAATGTACTGCTGGTGCCGAGCCATGCCCTCGTTCGTGGCCTCGACCCGGTACGTGACGGTCGCATCCCGGCCCATGTCCACCTCGCCCCGGCGGGTCCACTCCCAGGAGGCCACCAAGTTCACAGCGAGCTGCGGGTACTGGGCGATGTACAGGTCCCGCTTCCACTGGGGCAGGTCGAAGAAGTTCCGTCGCACGTCGTCACCCAGACGCCGCCGCTCGTCCGCCGTGGCGCCGTCGATCCGATCGATGGGGGAGCTGGAGGCGATGTCCGGGAACTGGTTGCCGGCCTGAATCCACACGTCGTAGATCTCGTCCAGGGCGGTGTCGAAGTCGGACTTGGCGGGCACGACCCACCGGGTCAGACGACCGGCCAGGTGCTGGCCGGAAGCGGTCCTCGCCGCCTCGTCTGCAATGCCGGCGATAACGACCTCCAGGGCCTCCTCGTCCTGAATGGTCAACAGCTCGGCCAGCGTCTCGGGGTCGGCCATTATGGCCGAGACCTCACGAGTCACGCCGATGTCCTGGCTGATGTCGCCCATGTACTGGCCCAGCTCGTAGAACGGCTTCCCCGTCTGCCACGCAATGGCGTCCGTCACGGACCCCACGGCGGTGCCAATCGAGCCGCCACCCACCACGTCAGCGATGATGTTCCCCCGTGTGTACGACATGCCCGGGATGATCTGGCTCACCTGCCCGAGCAGGTTCTCGTACCCCTCAGCGTCGTCAATGGGATCGAACTGCTGCGTGATGAGCAGGTCCAGCAGTTCGGTGGGCACGAAGCCCATGCCCGGGACGATGGACGAGAACGGGTTGTCGCCGCCGGTGGGGAGAAAGAACAGGGGCCCGAGGCTGGTCGAGCTGGAACCCGGGAGCAGACCCTCGCCCTGATCGATCGGGTTCCCCTCTCCATCGGTCTCCGGAATCCAGCCCCGATCAATGTCGAAGTCGGTGTTCGACAGGCGGGACACCATGGCCGGCACCCGGGGGTTGAACGGCAGCACGGAGGTCATCTGACGGGCGTGTTCCCCAATGTTCAGGAAGTTGGCGTCGTTAATCCAGCCACGCAGTGCGGGACGGGTCATCATCTCACGGCCCCAGAAGGCCCACATGTCAGCCCAGGGCCCGCCGAACGGCACAGCGAACTTGGCCTGCCGGCCGAACCTCGACGCCGAATCCCAGGCGTACATCATGCTGTCGATCTCGTTGGCGGCGTGATTCTCGGCCAGGTCCTCCAGACGCTTCCGAGAGGTCATCCCGTTCCGCCCGGCCAGCTCGTCCAGCATGTTGCCGTACGAGAGCCGGGCCTGCGAACCGTCGCCCAGGCCGAGCGCCCGAGCGATCTCGTGGTCGGTCGCCACACGGATCCCCCGGTCTGCCTGAAGGGTCAGCAGGCGCTCCATCTCCACGTTGTAGGCCAGGTCGTGAATGAACCCCCGCCGATAGTTGGTGGGGTCCATGAACAGCTTCTCGAAGAACAGCTCCTGTGCTGACATCATCGTGCCCGTCACTCCGCCGGGGGTCTGCCGGCGAGCGCCACGCACCGTGCCCAGCAGCTTGTCCTGGATGACCCAGTCCGGCAGCTCCCGCATTCCGCCCGTGTCCTCAATCACTCGGGCAGTGTCCCGGAACGCCATCCGAACCTCGTCGTACCGGCCGACCTTCTTCGCCTCGGAGAAAACGTAGTCCATGACCGTGTTCCACCCGTCCCACGCCTCCTCGAAGGTCATGAGCCGAGCACCCTGGCCGTCACGGACCGTCTGCATTCGCATCGATCGGCCGGCATCGTCAGCCCAGAACGCCCGGAAGGCGTCCTCGCCCCGCAGTGCGGCCTGGAACCCCTTGTCCTGCAACAGGTTCCCGGACCAGCGGCGGGCGGCATCAACGTAGTTGGGATCGCCCGGAGCGATGTTGTCCCACTTCGTTCCCATGTTCTCGAAGGTCTGACGCTCCGCCGACTTGTACTGCATCGGGTACTCCGAGAGCCGGGTGGCCCGCTCACGCATCCGCTTCGGCAATGAGTCGCCGTGGATCCGCAGGACCCTCGACGCCCGGGCACCAACCCCCATCACCTTGTCGTCCAGGTAGCGGGTAGCGGACTTCATGCCATACCTGTGGAAGATACGGGACAGCTCATCGAAAGAGACCGTAGCGGCCGTGGCCGGACGGAACACCTTGTCGATCACCCACAAGCGATGGAGGTTGAAGGCGTTCTCCCTCAACCGAGACATGACCTGCTGCTGCATGACCTTCTGATACTTGGCCCCCGACGCAGACGAAGCGATCACAAGGTCGAGCGGAGAGACCGGCACATGTACGCCCATCTCCCGATTCAACACCCCGGACAGGGTCTGGATCATCTCTTCACCCTCAGCGCCCAGCACCGAGATCCGCTGGTCATCAAAGTACGAACGGAGCGCCGTCTCGGTCGCCTGCTCGCCGGACTCCCGCCCGCCCCGCAGGACATCCCACGGCACGAGCCCGTCCTCTCCGACGTGCTTCTTCCAGCCGGGCATCTCGGCCAGGACGGTACGGTTGTAGTCGTCCCACATATCGAGCATGGCCTTGCCGACCTCATCGTACGAATCAACCTTCGGGTACTTCGCAGCGAGCTTCGCAGCGAGTTGGGTCTTGGTCTTCTCCAGATCGGTCATGGTCCGCTGGAGCTGAGCGATGTTGTCCGCAGCCTGCCCGCCGTCATCTACCCCGGCACGCAGCGTCGAATAATGCGAGTCGCCCAACATGTTCCGGGACTCCTCGATGGCCTGAGTCACTGCACGGTGCTCGATGAAATCCGAGTCCGCCACACGGGCAGCCTTCGACTCAGCCAACTTGCGGCGGGTGCCCATCATACGATCGGCCCACTCCTGAGCCTTCACACGATTGGAGCCCCACACCTGATCGACCGACTCCATGATCCGGGCATACGCCCCAGGGCCGGTATAGTCGTACCGGACCGTGGTCTGCCGGGCACCGAGCCACCGCTCCATGTCCTCGATCTTCCCGTTCCGGGCCGACGCCTTCACACGGCTGTTCCACTCGATGTTCAGCGGCAGCCGATCAGCGGCCGGGACACGAGCCCCGCTCAGCATGGACTCCTCGAAGATTTGCTGGACCTTGTCACGGGTCAGCCCCGAGGACTCGGTCACGTACCGGTCCAGCTCACGCTGCACGGCCTTCGCTCCCGCCTCAGTGATCGAGGTGTCGGATGCAGAGACACGCAGCAGGTCCTCGATCTGTGCGTTCGTAGAATGACCGTCACGGATAGCGTCGATCGTACGGGACTGGAGCTGGATGTCACGGCCCCGGTACGGATCGGCAGTCCACCACTGGGCGTTGTCGCCGCCCTGGATCCATCGGGTCCCGCCCTGAATCTCCCCGGCATCGTCCACCCACACGTACACCGCTGCCGTCTTGTCCCCGAGATCGTCGGTGGTCCGCATCAGGACCAGCCCCCGGTGCTGCACGGCTTCCTTGTTGATCGTCACGGCACGAAGCCCCTCGGACTTCGGACCGGACTGATAGCTCTTGAAGAGGGACACGAGATCCCCCGAATGCCCGGGCGTCTTATCCGCCTTCAGCACGGTCCGGTCACGGACCAGGACCTTCAGATCGTCGGCTGCCTCGTACGGCTGATTCTTCGCAGCCATCCAGAGCCGTTCGGTGCCACCCACATCGTCCATGAACCCGGTCAGGTGCGTGAGGGTGGAAGTGTCACCGGCAGCATACAGACGCATCACGTCGTCTATGGTGCGCTGCACCCCGATCGACCCAACCTCCTGAGCCACCTCTGCGGCGGTACGGGCACGCTGCCCGGCAGCGGCGGCAGTCGGCCCGAACACCCACGTCGTGGGGTCGAAGACTATCCCGGCGCCGATGTCGAGAGCGAGGCCGACTGCGGTGCCCCCGAGCCCCAGCACCTCGGCCGGAGAAAAGTCGTTCTCCACAATCCCGTCCCAGAGCTTCGTGACCTCCCCCGTGAGCACGTCGGAGCGCAGGTCCTCGTCAGTGAGGAGCAGCGCCAGCCCTGTGGGAGCGATCATCACGCCACGGCCCCACAGGGAGAGGGCGTCCAGGACCTCTGCCCCGGGCCCGTAGTTGTTCTCTTCGAGGACCATGGTCATGTTGCTCTTGATCTCCTCGCCCAACTGAGAGATCTGCTGGTTCGGCTCAGGGACCGACTCCTCCCAGGCAGCGGAGAACAGACCGAAGCCGAGCGACATATCGCCCATCCCCATCTGAACCCACTCGTCCGCCCGGCCGTCCTCAACCATCTCAGCCCAGAACTCCTCCATCGACACATTCATGGCCTCACGGCCAACCTCCTCCGGCACGAGCGTGTCCAGCTCGGCACGCCGACGCTGATAGTCCTCCTCGTGCTCGGCGGTCAGGTACTGGGACAGGGGCTTGCCGAGGGCCGGAATGGCGCCAATGATCGACACGTCCTCCCAGCCAGGAATGGCGTTCAATGCGTCGGACGCTGTGGCAGCACCCGTGGCCCTCCAAGCGAAGTCCATGAGGTCCCCCCAGAACGTGTCCGGGTTGTCCATCTCCTTCTCGATCTCGGCCCGCACGCTGGTGTAGTGCTCCTCGGGCATCTTCCCATCCCACTGAGCACCGATACCGATAGCAGTGCGCCAGATCTCTTGGGACTTGATCTGCGCCATCGTCCGCTCGTGCAGGTCCTGCTCACGCCGGGCCTGCTGGGTCCGGTGCCAATCGGCCTGGATCTGGGTCTGCCGCAGCACCCGTCCCGCCTCGACATCGAGCAGCGCCAGGTCGTCCGGCTCCTGCTCCAGGATCCAGGACAGGGGCATGTCACCCTTGAATTTCAGGAAGGCATCTTCAACCTGACCTGCATACGCTCGGGCCTCGAAGTCCCGAGCAGTGCGGTCGGCCACGATCGACTGGCCGGGACGGGGGTCAGCGATCTGCTTGTCGGCAGCGCCGGCAGAGATCCGATCCCACACGTCCTTGACCACCGTCTCGTTCAGGTGATTGTGGAGCAGCACCGAACCCTTCAGATTCGTCCGATACCCGGTCAGATGGTCAGGACCGAGGTCCCGCTTCTCTTCCTGGATCTGGGCTTCAGCTCGATCAGCTACGAACGTCATGACACCCTCCGGGACCGGACCAGGCGCTGGAGCGTCTGACGTGCCTGGGCCCGGAGCTGGGGACTACGTGCGTTGTTCGCCACAGACAGGAGCTTGGCCTGCATGTCCATGCCGGCACCCATCGGGGACGCCGGACCGGCGCCGGGACCAACGCTAAGGCCGGAAGTGAGCGGGTCCTCACCGGACGTGACCATCCCGCTCAGCATGGCGCCGATAGGATCCCCGGGGCCGACACCGGCCGAGCCCCCAACGGGAGCCGGGCCGGTGCCGGACGGCGCCGAAGCACCAGCGGTAGCGGACTGGATATCGGCGGCGAGCTGCTGACGCTGTCCGTACTCGGTCGTACCAGCGCCAATGCTTCCTGCGATCTGTGAAGGAGAGGCAGCCATCAGACGGCCTGCCTAGAGTCCTGGCCCATCATGGCCCCGAGGGGAGGGAGACCCAATCCCCCGCCCGGGGGGGCCTGCTCCGCAGAGCCAGGAATCCCCCCACGGGCCAGGGACTCGGCACCCTGGAGGGCATCGAGGGCCCCCCCGCCCTGTCCTTCGGGAGCTTGGGGTGCCACGATTTCGATGAGCTTCTGGATCACGCTGTCAATGTCGAGGTCGTCAGAGGTCAGGACCTTCAGGGCCTCAGCGGCCATGGTCGGATCCCCCTGCTGGGCCTGTGCGAGGACGCCGGCAATGACCGAGTCCTGCATGGCCTCCCGCAGGATCTTGACCGGCTCCGCCCCCGGATCTTCCAGGAAGGGGAGCTGGGCACGGTAGGTCTCCAAGGAAATGACCCGGTTCGAGAAGTGCATGGCCAGGCGGGTCTCCACGTTCTGAGGGTCCGAGCCGGCACCGATACCGTACGTGGCCTTCGCCACCCACGCACCGTTCACGTCCCGCTCGGGATTCCACGCCTCGCCCGGCGTGTCGTCGTTCAGGTCCCCGAAGATCTTCTTGTCCCCGTGGCAGTACACCTCGTCCACAGCCAGGAGCATCCCGGCCAGCTTCCCGAAGAAGACCTCGAACCCCTTGTGAGCGAGGGCCAGACGGGCGTCGAGCTGGCCCATCGAGGCGTTGATGCCTCGGGCCGACACGATTGAAGCGCCTGGGTTGCCGGTGAGCTGCTGGGGGAAGGCGGACTGGGTGCGGGCATCGTCGGCCAACATCCCCAGGGTGTTCTTGACATCGAAGTGGTTCGACGGACCGATCCGCTCGACCTTCGCCTCGGCGGAGCGCATCTGAAGGATGGCGCCCGGGCCGAAGTCGCCGGGGTTCTGCACGTCGTAGGTGGCGATGGCCGGGAAGGCGTTCTCCTCGGTCGAAAAGATGGTGAGCAGCATGAGGCGCTGCATGGTCCGGAGGATGTGAATGGTCTGGTCGAAGATGCCCCGGCGGGTGCCGTCGAACGTGGGGCGCACCAGCTCGTATGCCGGCACGAACCCGAGCTTGTTCTCCTCGTCCACAAGGACGACGTTCCGGTTCTTCTTCTTGGCGTCCTTCGAGGTGTCCACCAGGATGTGCAGGAACCGGTCCTTTGTGTACCAGAACCACTCCTCCACGTCCTCGGTCCGGGACTTCTCGAACGTGTCCCCGCACTCCATGGCAGCCAGCTCGCCCTTCTCGATGCGACGAGCCACAAGCAGCTCGGTGATGTTCCCTAGGTTGTCCTTCAGAGGGTACGTGTGGCGGGGATCGAACCGCATGATGTACGGGTCCCGCTTCGCCGGGTCGGGCTCGCTGAAATTCGCCCACACCCCGCCGATCGGGCTGCCGGCACCTGCGTAGTCGCCCCAGAACATGGCCGACTTCTCGGACAGGTTCGACTTCTCCCACAGCTCTCGGATCCGGCGCTCACGCTTCCGGGCCCCCCGCTTCGCCTGCGACCGGTCCTCGGACACGTTCACCGGGACGGTCACGGACGGCAGCATCGCACCGCCGATGGCAGCCCAGTGGTTCACGCCCATCTCAACGATGTTCGCTACCGAGGGGGCCTCGGGGGTCTGCGACAGGTCCGGCCACTCCGTCTGCCAATCGCCGGTCACAACTCGGGTGACGGTCTCGATACGGGCCTTCTCGTGGCGCTGACGCTCGACCAGCCAGTCCCGCTTCGCCCACAGATCACCGATGTGTTGGTAGGCACCGCTGGTGATGGCGATGCCCCGGTCGATGGTGGAGGTGCGGGGCGACGAACTCATGACCGTACCAGCTTACCAGACCCTGCCATACCACGTCTACGCACGACATCTGGGACGCCACGCTGAGTCGCCGCCGCATCGTAAGCGATCGACGCCGAATGGGCCAGATTCGCCTCACCGCTCGCCACCCACAAGGCCACGATGGCGTCCTGAGCAGAGCTGGCGTACGGGAACACGAGCATGTCATCGATCAGGGGCTGAAGGGACCGCCGGTCGTCCGGCCCGCCGCTGGCGAACGCCATCAGCCCGCCCCCGAACAGGGGGGCCAGGGCAGCGATACCGAACTCCTCGTCCCACTTCGACCCCCGCTTGTGGCCCCGGCCCACCGTCGTGTGCTTCACGAGCCGGGTCCCGTACGCCTCCGCCCGCTGGAGGAACGACTCGTCCCCGAGCAGGGTGGGGGCGAAGTTCGTCTCGATCACGGTCGCACTGATCCGCACGTCCATGTACTTCTCCCAGAACTGGTAGATGAGCTGCTGACGGATCCCCGTGGCGCCCAGGTTCGAGCCCACGAAGATGTCGATGACGGTACGCACCCGAGTCGTCGGGTCCACCGCCAGCACCACCGCCGCAGCACGGCCGGTCACGGCCGGATCGATCCCGAGCACGAGCGCCTCGTGGGGGAACACCTGACCCATCC